TACCGACATGCGAGATTCTGTCTACGCCATCGTTAGGGAAGTCAAAGAACACTATGTCTCCAGGTAGAGGGATTGCTTCTTCTGCCTTCTCCCACTGACCCTTCTTCATAAACGCAGTGGCACCAGCCACTGTTGATACGCAATTAGGAATCTTAAGTCCTACTTCATTAGCACACCACATAACAAAAGAGCCACACCACGGCAAGAAGTTTGCCTTAGTGAAAGCACCATACTTTGTTTCGTTATCCTTTGGTCCCTCGATTACATCGAGTTCACCTTTTGCTGCTGCAATAAAGTCTAAACGCTGACCCATTATTCACTCGCTTTCTTGTCAACCTTAGCAAAGGCTGCGTTGATTTCTTCGGCTGTTAAACTTCCATCTGCTAAGTAGTAGCGGGCTAATGCTTCAAGCACTCGCGCTGCGCCAAGCGCACCAGCAAGTGTTGCTGCTTGCCATACTTCAATACCTACCAGTGAGCCAGCACCGATAACTCCAAGAGATTCTGCTGCAATAACAGCAAAGATTCTCATCATTACATTTTTAAATGTATCCATCACTCATCATCCTTTAGGTTTCTTAGGTTGTATGTGACAGCCCAGATGATGCTTGAAATTATGATTGCATATCCAACGACTGTCTTTGCTGAGCCATCAAGCACTACCCATGCAATGAACATGCCTAGCAAAGTCCATGTTTGGTTGATTACATCTGAAAACCAAGACTTCATTTATATCTTCCTTCTAATCGCTGCTGCACCTGCTGCTGCAGATACGGCAGATTGGGTTGCTATCTGACCTACAATGACGGCAGCGACAATTACCTTCTCTGATTCTTCTCGTTCCTCAGGAGACATGTCGGCACCAATGTTTGATAATGCAGTCATCACTGCACCTGGGTCGCTAAAGATTTCAGCAAGTAACTCGGCTGGGTTCTCTAGTAACTCAAGAGCAATAACAACTTCTGCTGTTAGGACCACGCCATTGGCTAACTCCACTGGAGTATCTGGCGCAAGTTCTTCTAAGTTCGTTTCTTCTGTCAGTATGACAACTTCTGGTGTAGACTCTGGTGTATGAGAAGAATCCTCAACAGGCTCTACTACAGTAGGTGGAGTGTCTACAACAACATCGTCAACTGGTTCTACGGCAGGTGGGTCAACCTCATCTGGAACCTCGGCAACTTCTTCGGGAAGTGGAGCGGGTTCAGGCGCAGGCTCAGGAGCAGGTTCGGTAGGTGGTACCTCCGCCTCTGGTACTGGCTCTGGGATAGGTTCAGGTAATGGTTCTTCTGCAGGGGGTTCAGGCTCCACTGGAACAGGCTCTGGCTCAGGCGCAGGAGGAGTTGGCTCTGGCACTGGCGCGGGTGCAGGTTCTGGTGCAGGTGGCGCTGGCTGAGGCACAGGTGCAGGCTCTGGCTGCGGAGATGGCTGAGGTTGCGGTTCAGGTGCAGGAGTTGGTGCAGGCTGTGGAGCAGGTTCAGGTTCCACCGCAGGTGGAGTCGAAGGTACACTTGGTACTGGTTCGGGAGAAGGAGTAGGTTGTGATGGGACAGGTTCTACAGGCGCTGTTGTTGTTTCTTGCGGGCTGGTTGCTGTCGCAGTATCGCTGCTCGTTACAGTTGAAGTCTCAGTCGGAGCAATGGAAGGCTCAGGTGAAGGAGTGGAAGTTGCAGTTGAACCATCACTCGGACTTGGTTGTGGAGACGGAGATTCAGTTGGTGAAGGAGAGGGAGCAGGCTCGCTTGGCGATGCAGAAGGTGATGCTTCGGCAGTCGGAGTTGGAGATGGCTCTGGACTTGGCTCACTCGAAGGCGATGGCGAAGGAGTAGGTGTCGGAGATTCTACAGGGGCTGGCACTGGGGTTTGCCCTGGTCCTACTGGTACGCCGTTGTAATAACCCAAAGTAGAATCACTAAGATTATCACTAATATAGGTAGTAAAACCTTGTGCGTATCCGCCTTCACAGAACAACCGAGGGATGTACCCTCTGCCATTAAAGAAACTGTTGCTGTTGTCCCATCCAATTTGAAAAGACTGTTGGGTTCCATCTTGCCTGGCACATATAACAGTGGCGTTAGCCTGTGCTGCGTTTGCTGATGGAAAGAAAAAAGATGTACCGAATATAATAAAACAAACTGCAAGTAAACGGGGAAGTTTCACTTGAACCTTTCAGTTAGTTGTTGCGTTCACATAAGATTTCATAGATGCGGTCAACGCGTTCCTCTAGTCTGTCAACGGAATCGCGGAGGCTTGAGCCTGAATTGGGGCGAAGTTCGCTTAGGTAGTGCTTAACTAGCCAGCGGACTGCTGCTAGAAAGAAGCCAACGATAGTAGCAATGGAGACTGCGAGCGCAGCCCAGTCTGTAGGTGTCATGTTTAAACCACTGTTCTCAAGATTACATTGATGACTCCGCCGAATCCGCTAAAGTTTCGGTTAGGTGGAGTGGTGCGGGTAAATGTGATTTGTTCAATTACTGCTTCTGTTGGTTCATTGCCAGCGGTAAAGTCTTGGATAATGATTGTTTCGCCCGCGCCTTCGACAGTTTCTAGTGCGTTTAAACGCTGTCTTGCGTAGCCTTCGTAGCCAAGTTGGTTACCTAGTTTGTCTTGTTCCCTGTCGAAGCAGAATAAGGGTACCTGAATAACGCGAGCGCGAGTAGGTGTAGGCAAAGCCTTAATGGAATAACCATAGAGTACAGCGCCAGTCGTAGCATCCGTTGAGTTGCGGTTGAGGGTAAGGCGGAACGCAGCATCAGGTGATACATCCGTAAAGACAACAGCCAAATCATAATCGTACTGTTCCGTGGTTCCTTCTCCAACAGTAGTGAGCGCATCAGCAGTATTTTCTTTAACTCTTGCAATCTGGATGTCTCCTTCCAATGTCTCTGGAGTACGCAAGCGTAAGCGCTTCCACGCCTTGTTTTCCAATGTATCAAAACGGATAAGTCCAGTATCAATAGTTCCAGACTCAACTAAATCTGTTTTATGTTCAAGCCATAAACCAGAACCTTCTACTGTAAATGCCTTGCGACCATTATCAAAAGATGCAACAGCCCATACAGCACCAGTGGTAGATGTTGCTACTAAATCTGTAGCGTAGGCGTAGGAGCCATTGGACAATGGCGCACCAAGATTGATGCGTACTAATCCAGACTGTCCGCCGATATAGTTATTGACTCCAGCCCATACATAGTTATTTTCAGCAGCAAATGAATAGACATTGCCAGTTGATTCAAATACCAGTGGACCATAGGTAACATTACTTTCTGTATCCACTACACCTACACGAACGCCACGGCTAGTTCCAATCATTACATAAGAGCCGAGGTATCCATAAAGAGCGGTTAATCTTTCACCTTTTGGCAAAAGGATTACACGGCTCATAGTGCTGAGCGCACCAGTAGCATCAACAGTAATCTTAAATCCCATGCCTTCATCACCTGAGAATCCACCTACATAGATAGCGCCAGATGATTCTGTCACCCCAGTAAATTGGAAGTTAATAGGAAGCGTTGTGCTTCCGTTAACAGCGGTAAGCGTGCTGAGGTTGATTGATGAGCCAGTGTTGCGGGCTAGTTCATATACAAATGTATTTTTATTGACATCTGTATACCCTAAAATAAAGCGCTGCTTTACATAGTTAATATTTGCAGATGCAGCATTGGCTGTGTTGATTGCGTAGTCTTGATGTAGCGCTGGGCTTGCTGCATCAAAAGAATAACGCCATACTTTTGTAGGTGTAACAAGCATCAAGTCATTACCGCCCATGCATCCATAAAGGATTGTTTCGGTAATGTCAGTGTTATTTAATACAGTAGTTTCTGTGCCATCGGTAGCAATCTTAAGCACGCGGATGGTTTCGGTAGATGCACCAGTTACCTTAATAAGAAAGTCTGCTCCATTGATAGTGGTTGAAAATACACCAGAGCGTGATGATGAACCTTCTTGCAGTGTTGCTTTCTTAAGCAGGCTAATCTGTCCAGCAGTCCACGGATTGATACCTACTGATGACTTGTAGCGGAACTTAATCTGCTCGACATCACCTTCTAGTGGCTCGGCATAGTTGATGCCTTGCCCTAGATGGAAGGATGACTGAGAGCGAATCCAGTAACCAGAACCAGAAAGCGACTGCTCACCTGGGTCACGGCTTTGGTCAACACGCTGTGTACGAAACTCTGCAGTCTGACGGCGGTATGGTGTCGAGTCTGTAACTGCCATGATAAATGGCAAGCCAGCGACAGCCACATCAAAAGCGTTACCAGTGATTTCGTAATACTGAGATACGGAACCTGATAAGTCAATGACTGGGCGTTCGGTAATGTGGGGCGCACGACTCGTAATTGCCACTACTGCTCCTTAATATGGTAAAAGTTCTGCTTCATCTATCGCATCATCAATGGTGCGAGTAGGTTCTGATGTACAAGTGCCTTCATTTTTAGGCATAGTTACTCCAAAAAATAATGAGCAGTTTAAACACATGCTCAGGTGTTGGGATTAACGGCTTACGCCGACCCACTCTTTGTTTGGTTCAGACCATACATACTTCAATGTATCCGTATTGTTTGGTTTTGGAGTAGGAGGAACCCAAGTGAAAGTTTCGTAATTTAACTTCCAAGATGGATATGGCTGTGGTGCAATAAATGCATCAAAGTTTGTATCATAGTAATATCCTATTCCTGCAAAGTTTCCTCTAAATGGAGTGCCTCCAGAGGAGTGCTGATTACCTACAGTGTTGTATGAAGTTCTTTTACACAGTTGATTTCTAAACTCACCATACCATTGTTCTGGATGCTTTCCTTCAATGAGTTCACTTTCATCAACGCCAACAATAACTTCTGTAACGATATTATTCTTATCTAAAAAAGCGTAATGTGCCATTATGACCAACTCACATTTCCTGTGCCAGCAGTAATTGTGGCAACTGTATTTGAACCATTTGTTGCTGTTGTTCCAGTTAAACCAGCACCAATCGTAATTGTTGCTGAGGCAGTTGGATAAGAAAGAATAACAACACCAGAACCACCTATTCCAGATGCAGTTGGAGTACCCGAACCACCACCACCGCTGCCTGTATTAGCAGTTCCATTTCCGCCACCAGTGGTATCTTTTCCACCAGCGCCTCCACCGCCTGCTCCGCCTGCGCCACCGCCTTGAGAGGTAGGTTGCTCAGCACCGCCACCGCCACCACCTGCGCGGGTTACGGATGTTCCTGTAATTGAAGATGCAGTGCCAGCACCGCCTGCTCCGCCTTTTTCGCTAGTTGAGACACCACCAGTGCCACCGATACCAACAGCAGATGCTCCACCACCGCCACCGCCACCCATATATGGACCAACAGTTGAGGTACCACCATTGTTTCCTTCTGATGGGGTGTAGCCACCTTCGTTGCCAGCACCGCCGTTTCCGCTTCCATCTCTAGGACCTCCGCCACCAGAGCCTCCAGTACCACCATTGTTGCCACCAGCAGCACCGCGACCACCGCCAGTCGCTGTAAAGGATGAAAAAACAGAGTTGCTACCTTTGTTTCCATTACCACTTGAAGTAGATGCACCACCAGCGCCTACAGTAACTGTATAGTTTGTTCCTTTAGTGATGGTTACATTTGTTCCAGTTCGGTATCCACCAGCACCACCGCCACCACCAGGTGCAGCACCGCTTCCACCACCAGCAATAATAAGCCAGTCACCTAAAATAAATTGAGCATCAACAGTTACTGAGTTGGATGCTGAACTATTTTGACTATCTCCATTAGCGTTTGTTGTTTTAACTGTAAATGTATAAGAAGCATCTTCGGTTAAGCCAGTAAATGTATGAGATGTAGAAGTTGTTGTTGCTGCTGTTTGTGAAGTTTGAGCAGTAGTTCCATTAAGATATGGAGTAATTGTTATAGATGTAAGATTTTTTCCACCATTACTTCCAAGTGTCCAATTAACAACTGGAATACCATTTGCTAAAGTAGTGGTTCCAATAGTAGGAGCCTGTGGTTTTGTTGTTGGTGTTACTGCAGCAGAGTTACCAGTATTTACTGTAGTACCAAAATTATTTTGAGCAGTACCATAAACAGTATAGGCAGTTCCTGGTGTTAATCCAGTTAAAGTTACTGTTGAGGAACTAGAAGAAGCAGAGAATCCACCAGAAGTAGTATAAGCATTATACTGATTTGGCGTTCCACCACCAGAACCTGGTGTAAATACAACTGATAATTTTCCACCAGTTGATGTGTAAGCATCACCAGAAGAAGCATCTGTTGGTGTTGCAATAGTTGGTGTTGCAGGAGGTGCAGAAGATGCAACCCAAGAAGTGCCATTAAAAATCTCAAGGATTTCTAATTGACCATTGTAATAAGTGTCACCAATTACAGGGTTTGATGGGCGACCAGCAGTATTGCCCGATGGGATGCCACCCTTAGAAGGATATTGCTGAAATGTCATTAGTTAATCTCCACTCCGCTGATGTGAATCTTTACATCTGTTGTTGATGCAAAACCTGTAATTGTCTTAGGAGTTGCATTGGCAGGGATAACCTGCTTCATGTCAAACCCAACTACAGAGTTAGCAGGGATAGATACAGCAGGTACGATAACAATTCCATCAATAGCAATAGTTGCAGTTGATGCACTTGTTGCTGCATTAGCCAACACAATGTTGGTAACGATGGCAAGTGTGCTTGTATCTGGCACTGTGTATAGTGTTCCGCTTGAAGTGGCTGCTGCTGTACGAGCGAGAGCCTTAGTTGTTGTAGCCATTAGTTACTACCTTCCTTAGATTGCGCCCATGATTTGCATGAGTTCGATGTTGCGTTCCTTGCTGTTTGCATCAAGAGATGCGTATGTTACTGAGACTAACTTTGTTATTCCTTCGAGAGTTCCGATTGTTGTTCCAGAAGAAATCAGCGTGCTACCGAGTGTAGGCGCTGAGTACGCTGTAGCAGAGTTAATTGCTACCCATGCGCTTCCAGACCATACCGACATAACACCTGTGCTTGAGTTAAAGTAAATTGCTCCAGTAACAAGTGCATTGCCATCATTGTCTACAGATGGAGCAGAAGTTTTGGAACCAAGATAGCGGTCATCAAAGGCATCGTAAACAGATGCTGCGCTTGCAGCAGATGCTGCAGCATTTGTCTCTGATGTAGCAGCAGCCGTTGCACTGGCTGCAGCAGATGAAGCACTAATTGCTGCAGAACTTGCACTTGTTGCTGCAGACGATGATGATGTCTGAGCAGCACTTGCGCTAGATGCAGCCGATGTTGCGCTTGTAGCAGCAGCAGTGGCTGATGCAGCAGCGTTGGTTTCGCTGGTTGAAGCAGCACTTGCACTTGCAGCAGCAGAGGTTGCAGATGTTGCTGCAGCAGTCTGGCTTGTAAGAGCAGATGAGGCTGATGTGGCTGCAGCGCTTGCAGATGATGCTGCAGCACTTGCTGATGAAGCAGCCGAAGTAGCAGAGGTCGCTGCAGATGTAGCAGAAGTAGCAGCGGATGTAGCGCTAGTTGCTGCAGCAGTAGCAGAAGCCTCAGCAGAAGTTGCTGAACCTAAGATGCTGTCTACATAGTTTTTTGTTGTAGCATCAGCAGAAGATGTTGGAGTACCAAGACCAGTAATCTTGTTTGTACCCATTGCAATAGCGCCAGTCATTGTGCCACCAGATAGTGACAACTTTGCTGCTAATGCGTTTGTAATAGTTGTTGCATAGTTAGGGTCATCGCCAAGAGCAGCAGCCAACTCATTAAGTGTGTCAAGAGTGGATGGCGCTGAATCTACAAGATTAGAGATTTGTGTATCTACATAACCCTTAGTAGCAGCATCTGCAGTGCTAGATGGTGTGCCTAGTCCAGTTACCTTATAGCCACCAGCAACCAAGTCTGTGCTAAGAGTTCCAGATGCAATAGTTGCACTGGTTACAGTAGCGGTAGCAATAGTACCGCCATTGATTGTTGGGCTAGTTAATGTCTTGTTAGTGAGAGTGTCTGTTGTTGCGCGACCAACAAGAGTATCTGTAGCGTTTGGCAGAGTAAGAGTTCTATCCGCTGTTGGGTCCACTACAGTAAGTGTTGTCTCGTAAGCATCGGCGGTAGCGCCTTCAAAGATAATGCTTGCATCGCTTAGCGTTAAAGCGCTGACTGTAGGTGTGTTAATTGTAGGATTTGTTAGAGTCTTGTTAGTGAGAGTCTGAGTCTTAAGTGTACCTACTACATCACCTTCACCAGTAGCAATGCCATGAACATGTGTATCTACGCCAGATAGGATGCCTGAGTCAGAAGCAAAACCGCGAGCAGCAATGTGTGTCTGTAGTTCCTTGAACTCGCGTGCTGAAATACCATGACGAACAGTTGCGCCAGCAGAGTGAGCAGGTGCTGCAGTTCCATCTTGCCCGCGGTATACCTGTAGCGTTGTACCAGTTCCGCCATATACAGTGACTACTTCTTCTTTGTTTGTATCAGGGTCAACAAGGAGTGTGTATGGAAATGTTGAAGGGAATCCTGAAACGGATGCCACAACAAAAGAGGTGTTTGAATCACCTGATGTCTGAGAAGCAATAGCACCACCGAGAGAAGTCTCTACTGCGGTAGCGGAATAATTCCTCTTTAGTGTACCTGGGTCTCCTGCTGCCATTTATTTACCTATCTTTGATAGTGGGAACGAGTTGGATATTGACGGCGTTGGTTATCTGCAACTTCGTTTAAACGCTGCTGATAAATGTTAAACAAGAATCGTGAAACTGTTTCACCGCTGCGACCTGCTTGCTGTTGGTCAAGCGCATCTGCTGCTGCAGATTGTGGACCGAGGCGAGATGGGTCAATAAAGGAAATCATGCGGAAGGCTGCTCCGTAGATAACTACATCTTCTGCGTAGTTAGGCAACCCTGTCCAAGTAGAGAACTCTTGGTCTCCGCTAGTAAATACTGTTGGTCGCTTTGAGTACGCAATATTGACCTTGCGCCCTGGCATAACTGGTCCGAGAATACTTACGCTCTTACCTAGTTCGCCACCAGTTCCAAACGCTGTTGGATTAGCCATGCGGTCAAAGTTCCATGCACGAACTGGTAGCCACTCTTTAGATGGACCGATTGTTTCGTGTGTGATGTTAAGGATATTCTCTGCTTCATCTGGCAAGTCGTATGTTGTCTTTGCCAATATATAAGCAAACTCTGTCTGACCAACGCCAAAGATACCTGGGTACATTGCGTTGATTGTGTCATTGATAGCACGCTTAATTTCATTGCGTGGAAACAATGGAGATACTGTTACCTGTGCATTTGCACTATGTGCTGCTGCGGTTGTACCGCGCTGTCCTCTACCCCACGGCGCAATAGTTACTTGGCTATTGGCTGGGTCAACAGAGTGAACATAGAGAATCTCGTCACCAATTTGAATATAGCCACGACCTAGTACAGATATATCGTGAAGTGTAAGAGTTGTAGTTGTAGATGTAGCGCTGGTGGTAAGCCATGTGCTTGCTTCGTTAGCGATGGAGTATCCGTGAAGCAGCGTATCTACGCGCTCAGTAAGTTGATTAAATGTACTCATAGGTTAATACTCCTTAGGGCATCCACGGCAGACTTACCTGTGGTTCCAGCCAGTTCATTGCATACTGCTGTCAAGCCTTTGAAGTCATTTGGCTGACGGCTGCTGCTTGCCTTGTAGTTCAAGGCACCTAGCAATCCCTTGCCAGTTGTTCCTGCATAGGCGTTAGCAGCCCCCAGAAGCCCCTTAAAGGCTGCCTTGTCTGTGATGCCAGCAAGACGATTAAGTTCACCGACTAGCGTGCTTCCTGCTGCTCCTGTTGCCATTACTTAGCCTTTCGCTTTGCTGCTGCGTTATCTACTAGGTTTGGGTATGGTCGCCCAGCCTTCTTCGCCATTGCCTTAGCCTTTGCCTTTTGAGATGCGGTCAAAGGAGTTGACTTTTTATTTGGATTCTTTGTATCCCAAAATGCTTTCTTTTTCACCACTTCACCTTATTCGCCCAATACGCTGCGCTCATCTTGCCTTTGGCAATGTTCTTTGCGTGGCGTGCTTTAAATGATGCTTGTCGAGCCGTTGGCTTCTTATCGCCACTGACACCCTGTTGACCAAAGCGAATAGTCTTAACCTGGTCTCCCGACTTAGCCACAACTACATGTGACTTTGTTGGGTGGCTAGGCGTACGCTTTGGTTTATTAAACCCTGATACTCCTGCTCGCTTTAGTCTTGGGTCTGCCATTACTTCTTCTTCTTTGCCATCTTTGCTTCGCTCATTGCGATAGCAACTGCCTGCTTGCGTGACTTAACAGCGGGTCCACCCTTACCTGAGTTGAGGGTTCCCTTCTTGTACTCACCCATAACCTTCTTGACTTTTGCAGCCTTCTTAGTCATCTTCATATTCGGACTCCTTCATTGGTTTGGTGTTAAGAGAGTTGTACTTCTTTGGGTCAGCCTTTGCTGGCTTGTTAACTGCGCTACCACCAACACCATAAGGTGTTTTAGTTGAATAGCATCCGCACTCGATACACATTAGTCGTCATCCTCATCTTCTTCGTAGTCATTGCCTGATATTTTTTCTAATGGTTTGGCTGGAAGAATCCAGTCAGGGTAAGTCTCTCTATCTGACAAAAGCCAGAAAGCATGAGTTTCGGAGAAACCTGCACGCCTGAGTGCCTTGTAATATTCATTGATAGAAATCGCGTAGGCATCAAGAGCGGAGTAGGTATCCAGGTCTATAACTTTTTTCTGTCTTACAACAGGTTTCTTCTTTGCTGCCATTGCTCCTCCTTTAGTTCTTGAATCCTCTTGAGTCTCCATCGAAGGCTTTGCCAACCTTGTTGGAGAGTTCTACCGCTTGCTGTACCTTTGCCATTGATGTTCCAGTCGGCTGGATGCCTTGTCGTCTAGCATCTCTGTACGCTTGTAATTCTGCTTCAAACTTTTTCTTAGGCATTGTTACTGCTGAGTTTGCATCCCCTGTACCAAAGACAAGGTTTGATGCTCGCAGACACTCACCCCAGTTGGTGTGGTCTTGCGTTGGACAGCCACTTCTACATGCCATTAAATTGCCTCCAAGAACTCTCCGTAACCTGCTGCGGTTAAACGGGCTGCTGCAGCATCATCTACTTCGTAGATATGCCCACCTAAATAAACTTCTTCTGCTGCCAATACTTCGCCCTGCGAAGGGTATCTGTAGGAGGAATACACACCCTGCGTGCGAAGGACAGTAACGCCTTGATTTAAAGTCATACGAGAAAACAAAGGACCACCGCCTGCTGGCGTTTCTTCTACAGTGGGTGTTGTGAATCTATACATAGTTTATGTCCTTAGTTAGAGGGGAGCAGAGCCGAAGCCCTGCCCCCCATTGCAACTACAATGCTGCGATTGAAGAACCTGATTCAATGCGGTATAGAGATGCTTCGCGGTAGCGAGCAAATCCGAGTACGCCGTACCAACCGATTGGTCGGAAACGCATGAGTGAATCGGTGACTGGTCCGATAACAACATTTGGCTCAACTGCTACAGCCTCTGCAAGTGCCTGCTTTCCAGCAATGATTGTGCTGAATACGCGGGTTACTGGAGTTACTGTAACAACAGTTGAAACTGTAACTGCAGCAGAGTGTGCTGTGTCAACAGTGATTGTTGTTGTAGAACCTGATGTTGAGATTGCAGAAATCTTTGCACCGCTTCCGATGCCTGTTCCTGAAATCTTGTCGCCAACTTCTGCGCGGTTTGCAATAACAGAAGATGAAGCAACGCCGAGTGTGAACCCTGCTGATGTTCCTGCTACTGTTGCTGCTGTTGTTGCGAGTGCTGTCTGGTCTGCACCTGTTTTAGCAGAGTACATGCGGTTAGTTTCAACAAAGAAAGCACCTTCGTATGTACCGATAGTTCCAGCCCAGAGGTTACCCTGACCTGAATCTGTCTGTGCATGGATGTCGCGCCAGCCCACATTTCCTGTTTCTGCACGAAGGTCGTGTGAAACTTCTGGGTGGATACCTGTCCAGTAAAGGTTACCCTCGCGTGGAACAGCCTTGCGTGAACGCATCTTTGCAACAATCTTGCGGATGTCTGCTGAGTCAACAGTTGCTGCTGCTGTAACAGTTGCAGTTGATGTTGCTGTTGCACCTGCGTACTGAACATAAGTTCCGCCGTTAAGTGCTGACATTGCAAGTTGGTCAATAGAGTCTGCCATGTTGTAGGCAATGATGTCTGCAACTGCTGGGTCAACATCTGAAAGTGAGAACAACTGCAACTTGCGTGTAACAAGTGCGCCGTTACCCTTTTCTTCTAGTGTGACAGAAACTGTTGAAACATCTGGTAGTGCTACGGCTGTGACATCTGTTGTCTCGCCGAGTGTTGAAGTAGCAGCAGCCAAGTCGTTGTAAAGTGAGAATACAACTGTTGAACCTGGCATGGCTTGCTGTGCTGGGCGCTTGTCTGCCACTGAACGAATCATTGGCTGGCTGCGCAGAGCGAACTCAACATAGCGGTCATACGCTGTCTTGATAAGACCAGCAACCGCGGTTGTGTCTGTATATGCCATCTAGTTCACCTCCTGTGGTGATTGGTAGTTTTGTGTGTTAGTTAATGCCCAGGATGGCGTTAAGAGCAGCGGGTCCTTCTGCGTTAAGAATCTTTGCTAAAGCATCTTCATCAATCTGTGGCGCTTGTGCGCTGTTGATTGTGTTGTTGATTCTTTTTTGTGCGGTCACATCTGGTGACTCTGGGGCTGCTTCTTTTTCCTGCTGAATACCAAACACATCACCATACTCATTGAGCCATGTGGTGATTGCTTCTTCGCCTTCAATATCCTGTGGGATAAATGCAGCGATTTTTGGATTTACATTTTTAGCAGTTAGTACATCCTTGACAGTACGCTGACGAGTCTGAGTTTTCAGACTGTTTGCCTCTGCCTCAAGTTCTTTCAAACGCTTTTCGAGCGTGCGATTTACCTTGCGTAGTTGCTTAACGACATCGCCTGATTCGGCTTCAAAGTCGTCATCTTCGTCATCGTATTCGTAATTGGTAGCCATCTACCTATCTCCCTTTTGTTAGTTGTATTCGCAATCCACAAACAAGGTTCGGGGAAACCAAGTTGGCTATTGCTACCAGACTATTACGCCCCCCTGGGCTGGTCGGTCAGGGTGGGGATTCTGTTATTGGTTAGTTGTGCTGCGAAGTGAAGTGCTACCGACACCTGAGCGACCACCAAAGCGGAACATTGCTTCACGCTCTGCACGCTTCTTAGACTCTAGTTGAGCCATAGCGCTTCCTTCGATGGTTGCCTGTAGTGCTTCCTGCTCGTTGTAAGCAGTGCCTTCAATCTTTGCAAGGCGCTCTTGTACACCGCGCTGTTGCTTTGCTATACCAAATCCTTGTTGTAGTTGTTGTTCAGACAACTTGGAGTATGCATCCATACCAGCAAGTTCTTCGGACTTACCCTGTGCATAGATGGTGTTAAATCCTGCGGACTTTGCAACACCAGCAATGGTTGCTGCCTTAGCCTGCTTCTGTAGGATTGGTAGAGCCTTATCAGCATTAAGTACATAGGCAGTAATACCGCCTTCGCCAATGCCATAGAAGTCTTTAAGGGCTGCACGCACATTAGGGTCAAGTGTTTTACCAACATCCTGACCTACCTGTAGGCGGTCCTGAAACTCTTTGGCAGATACTTCATTGGCAATCAAGTTTCCAAAGTCATCTGCGCTGTCATAGAAACCCTTAGGAATATCAAAGAAGCGTGCTGTCTGCACAAAAGCGTTTTCAATATCAATGTATTCTTTTTCGCTAATAGTGCGGTTCTTCTTACGAAGCGCCTCCATACCAGGAAAACGAACCTTGTACTCTGGGCGGTCATATAGTTCAATGAGTACAGATTCCTCTGATGCATCTTCCATAATACGCTGATTGATAAATGTGGCTAAGCCTTCAATGCCGTAGCCTTTAAAAAGATTTGTAAGTCTGTCAGAAGCCTTAATCTTAGAAGCCATGCGCTCTGCTTCTTTTGCTTTTGCTGCTGCTTCTGTTGCAGCCTTCTGCTGTTCAAGTAGAGCCTTGAGAGCATCTGCTTCGGCGTTTCCACCTCCGCCTCCTCCACCGCCTCCTCCACCTCCGCCACCACCAGTGGCAGATGTGAACTGGAAACCAGCAATAGGATATTGCTTCCATACGCCACCATAGTTAGCCCACTTATATCCAACAGCGGGAGGTGTTGATGGCATTGGGTTATCTGGATTTAAGCCAGCCTGTGTGGTTTCACGCTCAATGCGGTTTTCTTCAATACGCTGTTGAACAGTCTTGCGTGTTCCATCAGCGTTTAAACCTTTAGCAATGTTTGATGCAGCAGTTGCTTCTGCTTGAATCTTCTCAAGTTCAGCAAGGCGTGCTTTTTGTTTTTCAAGCAAAGCCTGTGCTTCTGCAAGCATCGCTTCATCTCTGGTAGGAGTCTTTTTTACTGGTGTTGCTTCCGCTCTGCGGGCTGCTGCTGCAGCGCGAGCCATTGCTCCAAGTTTTGCATCATCTGGGTCTACAGCCATTAGATTGCCACCATCCCAAACTTGTTAAGAATCTTTGCGCCCCAAGCATCGTAAGTCTTGGTAGCGTTTTCTGTGTACTGCCAACGCTCATCAGCCTTGATGAGTTTTTCTACATCCCATAGAGGGCGCTGTGAAACCATGCCAGTCTTAGGGTCAGTCATAGTAAAAATCTTTCCGTCTTTCCAGAGTGGGTCATCCCAACCAACTGCATCTACATCCATCTCAAGAAGGTCTGCAGTCTTTTGGCGATAGTTAGATGTCAAATCCCAAAGGGTTGCGCCAGCCTTAAGTTGCTCAGCAAACATTGGGTATGAGTTAGCAACCTTTGTACGCAACTCAGTCTTGAGTTCATCTGTAGTTGAGCGGACACGGAATCCGTTTTTATCTACAGTGCCAAGTAAGCGCTGCTGGTATGCGGTGCGGTCCTTATCGGACAACTTAACACCCATAAGGTTTGCGTATTCAGCAAACTCTTGGACAGATGTAGCGTAGGCTCCACCCTTTAACTTACTAGAGAACTTGTCATTAGAGATTAACTTTGTCTCCATGATTGCTTCATCCCAGCCATGCAAGAAGGCTGAGTCAGCAAAATCTTCTAGTTCGCTTACAACTGCTGGGTCTGCTAAATCCAAACCAATAGTCTTGGCAATTTTGGAGATAGTAATCTTGTAATCATTTACATTATCTTCATACCATGTATCGCCGAACTTAGCCTTTGATGCAATGTTACCTGCAACAGTTGGTCCATTTTCCTGGTACCAAGTGCTGCTTGTAATCATGTCAGCAATAGCATCTACAGTGTAAAGAAACTTGCCAGTCTTAGGGTCGCGTACCTGGTCGTAGATAGCCTTAAGTTGTGGGGTAGTTGTAAGGAGTTTGATAATCCAACTGTCAACTCTTGGCGTTGCTGAATCGTTAGTGTTTAATGGATTCTCTGCCATTATCCGCGTACCCCCAAAGCCTTAGATAGAGCATCACCAAATACAGATGCTGTCTGGTATTCGGCATAGCGTGGGTCTTTCTGAACTTTTGCTTCCGCTGCTGCTGTAATATCTGCATCGGTAAATCCAGGAGTAGTTACTCGAACCTTCTTGCCGTTAATCATCTTAGTTTCGGACTTGGTTGGAGCCTTGCTTTCCTTTTGTTTAATGTACGCAGCAAACTCTTTTTCTTCTTCTGGTGTAAGAATCTTTCCAGTACCACGCGCTGATGCTGTTGTGTAGATATTCTTTACTGTTTCTTCTGGTGTATATGTAAGCGAGTAAGATGGTCCATCTTCTCCGCCACCACCAAATAGTCCACGCTGAATATCAAGCATCTGCCACGGAGTCATCTTTGAGCCACTGCGTGCAGCATCAACCGATAGTTGACCAAGTGCTTCCCATGCAGTCTTTAACTGTGTTACGCCTGCTCCTGCACTGACGATGCCAGCAGAGACAACTCTCTTTTTAAATGCAGCCAGTTCTGTAGGGTTAGCGATAGGGAACTGCTTATTCCAATCAGCAAGGCTGACTGAATCAATCTCTCGTTTAAATGTAGAAGAACCTTTGCGAACTGGAACTGTGCGCTGTACTTCTTCAAATCTTCCTGATGGACCTAAGTAAACACTAGAGGCTCCGCCTAATGACAGTCCGTACTTAGATGCCAATGCTGACAAGTCGCTGCCAGTAGTAATGTTTAACTGCTGAGCCATAGGGCTAGTAAGTACACCATTTGGGTCCTGACCTGTATCTATCATAGTCTGGGCTGCAATGGCTAGAGAAGCCTCTGCCATCTCCTCAGGTGTCTGAGGCTGTGCGCCATCCTGTGACATGCGGTTGTAAATCTCCGCAGCGCCACCAATACCTACTGCCCCAATAACTCTTTTCTTGGTAATAACTTTCTTGCCAGTTTTCTTTACTGCTTCTTCCGCACCCTCAGTTACAACCTTCTTCTTACCAAATGTTTTAGCAAGTTCTCCAACAGCCTTAACGCCACCTTTTAGCAAGGCAGCACCGCCAGCAAGAGGGACACCAGCCTCAACCATTTCTAATGCTTCAAATGGAAGGCGCAGTTTTTCTGGATTGTACTTGTTCGGGTTTTCAACAAAATAATCCACGGCAATCTTTAGTTTTTCATCTGAAATATCGGGTGCTTTTTCCCGTATTTTCTTTGCTATCTCTGCTCTAGTTGCCATAGTCCTATCCAAGTGTCACAGGGTCGTTTTGTAAGAATCGGTTGTAGAAATCACTGAACTCCAATGACTCCTGCATAAGTGTTGCCACCACTTGAGTCCAGATACCATCAAGGTCAGCATTAGCCTTTGCATCTAAAGTAGATGGCAAACCATTTGACTTTCTTGTGGCTAGTTCTCTAGCGATTGACTGGCGTAAATCCATGTAAGTAGCAAGTGATTTAACTACTGGGCGGGATGCATTGTCTTGAACCCACTGTGGGTCTGAGAGCATTGTGTTGATTGACTGCATGCGGTAAACCCACTTGCCTCGGTCAACACTGTAATAATCTGCTGCCCAATCTTTATTTCTTACAACCAGTTCAGAAACCATTGATTGCTTTATTAGAAGCAAATCTTCTGCACCGCTTTGGTTGAAAGAAGTAAACCCTTGCTGGAACAATGCGTGCTGGAGAAGGTCCATATTCTTACGGAACTCAATCCAACCCATCTTCTTATTAGCATCCTTCTTCAAGTCTGCTGGGTTACGGCGCTCGCGGAAGGATTCGTTAGAGCCTGGCACTGGGCTATTACCATACTGCCATGCATAAACTGCTTCGCTAAAGTCGTACTTACCCTCTGGGTCATTGACTAAGAAGCCAATCATTTCTGGGCTTGACTGCCCAATCTTGCTTACCAACTTGCTGTACTTGCGTGTGTTGGCAAAGGCTGCTTGTGATGCTTGTGCGCCAGTGGCGTTGAAAGAGGAACTGATTGTTGCCTCTGCCAAGTCTGGATACATTTGTAGGAACAATGCATCTGCATCGCCACCATGTGTCTGCTGCAGTTTACGGAACTGCTGTGTGTACCAACTCAATGGTGAATCGTACTGTGCAGCAAATGGAAGCGTAAGGTTAGAGAACATCTTGATGGTGTACATGCTGTTAGTCAGTTTCTGTACTTCATCTACTGTAGGTTCTGAGTCGCGCTCGCCCAACTTATAGCGGATGAGTTCGTAACGATATACAGTGTTAAATGTTCTTGACCATTGTTCATCTTGGAAAGCGCGTGAGAACAACTTTTGTGCAGCAGGTGGAATTACTTGCTTTAGTATGTTCTCAGAAGGTCCAAACGGAAGAACTGGTCTAAACACATCTTCCAACTCTGGGCGCAACTTAACAATCTCAGATGCTGGGATAGCAACTACTGGACCAAACCCAGCAATCAATTCACCCTGGAAAATTAAGTCAAGGCTTCGGATAGGAATAGATACCTGTGTACCTGTTGAGCGGATTGCTTCCTGCATGCTCTTAGGTAAAGCCTTAATAAATGTCTCTGGCATAGGCACAACAAGTTTGTTCTCGAAACTGAACTTATCTGTTGGGTTGCCATCGCCATCTACCATGTTAGGTTGATTGCGAAGGGAAGAAACAATCTGTCCTGCTCTAGCAGCAACTGCTGGATTCTCTCTTACAAGTCCCGCCCAACGGCGCATAGAGTTTTCCCATGCGTTGAAGAACGGCATGATATAGCGCATCTTCTCGCCAGCATTTGACTTACGGATAATCGTAAAGAGTGTCTTGTTAACTTCTCGGCGTGTGCCTTCGATAGCATCTCTGCGAATACCATTGATGTCATCGAGAGTAAGTTCGACATCTTCACCAAAGTTACGCTTCTTGATAGCAAGTGCAATATCTGCACGCTGCTTCATTTCAGCGCGATAGATAGAGCGTGCTAGTGGATGGCGTGAAAGCGTTGTTTCTGGGAGTGAACCTAAGAAGTAGAACGCACGCTCAATAAACTTCTGTGTACCTTGCATTAAACCAACAGCCTCTGGGCTGGTTGGAACTGTGCGACCTACAAGGTCTGGCATGTTCCTGTTGTCTGCAAAGTGGTTACGAAGCCACTGCTCAGTAATCTCTCCTCTACGGAAGGCTTCCTGAATCTCGCTATCTGGGAAGTAGCGCTGGTATGAACTGTACAAGTCACCAACAAAATCTTCTGCAGGTATAGCAACATTAAGATTCTCTTGAGGAACCTTGATTCCAGGCTGGTCAACATTGAATCGCTTAGCGTAGGCAATACCTTCTGGGTCCTTGCGTAGCCAACGGATAACCTGCTCAGGCTTCATGTTATTCAGGAACATCTCGATAACTGGGTCAATCTTATCTGGACCACGGAAGAAGGTGTTAACCTGATTTGCATAACCTGAGTAGTAGTCAGGCATGTCTGGTGTAATGATTGTGTCAGCCATGTTGCCATACTGAGCCTGATACAACTGCGCAGGATGGTCAACAAACCTGCGATATGTTTCAGCATTGTCAGTACGAGATGCAAGAATCTGTCCAAGTTCACCCTGGAAAGCATCTGGCACTACAGCGATACGACCATCATAAAGTTTAATTTCACGGAAGCCAGTACCCTGCATCTTGCGAGGCGCACCGATTCGTGTTTCTTCTACTAGACGAGCATCTAGTTTTCTTAGCAACTGCTCGCGGTCTTTGCGTAACAAAGACTGTGCATCAGCAATTTCGCGGATAAGAGATACTAAGCCTTCGGTTGGATACTTTCCTGAACCGATGATTGCTTCGAGTTCTCTAACGCGTTCCTCAGAGACTCTTGTGCCAGATACTCGGCGAACGCTCTGCGCTCCTGCGGTGACATCTCCGACACTGGCTTGGGAACCTTTACCCAATGCAAACTCTGCGCTTGCTCCTTCATCGCCTGTTCCCTTCGTGTTGATAAAAGCATTGTCCCAGTCGTTATCGGTGATAGCGCGTAGGTCAGCAACTGCCTTTTGGTTTCTGTTGAATCCTAGTTTAGCAGCCTTTGCCTTATCCATAACTACATTTGTAGGCTCAGCCCAGATATGTGGCACGCCATCAATATCTTCTACCCATGTACCAAAATGGCTTGCTTCACCAAACTTCTCAAGGTTCTTTTCAAAGTGGTCAGCCATAGAATCAATCCATGCCTGTGGGCTAGTACGAGCCTGCTCAAGTGAGAACTTATGTGTAGCACCGCGGATAGCAATAGAGAATCCATCAGTAGGAACATCGCCAGTAAAGTTAAATGTACCGCCCTGGTTAGCAACTGTACGCTCAATAATCTGAGCAATACGAGCCTCGTCACCTAGCAGTGTCTGCTGCTTCTTAACTGCTTCAAGGCGCTTGCGAGCAAGCATCTGTGAAGGCTTTTGTCCAGCAGCCTCAACCATCTCAGGGTTAACAAGTACAGTGCTGCGACCATTAGCCTTGTTATCAGGAAGAATCAACTTGCCTACGCCGTTGTCCTTCATCCAGTTGAGAAGTTGTTTTTCTTTGCCTTCCCATACAGCGCGTGTACGCCAGTCGTTTGCACGACCACTGAATCCAAGAATTGCCTTGAGTTCTGGATAGTCGTTTAAACCAAGTGATTGACGAGTGCCGTTAATTGTACGGAGGTCAACGCTTAATCCAAATACCTTTGCACCAAGAGTTTGTCCTTGATTGCCAGGCTTACGGATACGGAACTGTGCAGTTGTAAGCAGTTTCTGTGACACAGTATTTGGGTCAATGGCACGCCATGAGCCAGTCTGAGGGTTAAGAATCTCTACTTGATGACCCTTGCCAACGCTCTTGATAAATCCTTCACGCAGGTCAGATGCGATAGTTTCCATAGCCTTTGATGGAATCTTCTTAGGTGCAGCCTTTGGAAGTATCGCTTCAACAGTAACCGCGTATCCATCTTCTGCATTTCCGCCACGACTAACAACACGAAACTTTGTTCCTGCAGGCAAGAGAACTTCTGATTCTCTATTTACCATCATCATAGATTCTCTACGAAGATTTGCATAACCTAAGTTTTTCATTTGGTTATAGGTTTCAGCAATATCTAATCCGTTTAAACCTTTAGGAAGTTTCATTTTTATTTGCGTTGAAACTGAACCTGGTAAAGTCATTGGTCCGCCAGGCTTAAGATTTAATACTTCAACCTTTTCTATTGGACTCGGAGTTGCAAAGTTTCTAGCAACATCATCGCTGTAACTTGTAGAAACAAAAGCAGGTTCTTCAATTATATCGCCAACTTGAGCGTTAATAAAAGGGCTTTTTGGGTTAGTAGTTCCGCGATATACAGTAAGTGGTTTAGTAAGTACGCTTCGCTGAATTGTTCTTTGTAAACCTACTGGAAGTTCTGGAGTATTGTTTGGTGCGTAGTTAAATTGTTCTGGTTCGCGTAAAAACTTTTGAGCATTACTAAAATCGCCATTTACATAAGAGTTAAGTTCAGTAAACGCTTCATCGTTAATGCGTTCAACAACTTCTTGTGTGCCAATTTCGGCAGCGGGACTGCGTTCAAGATTCTTAGGTACGCGACCAGCACGACCTGTTAAACGCTTGTATACATCTGCTGCAGAGATAGTTCTGATGCCACGCTCCGCGTAGCGGTTAGCCATATCCTCTGTAAGATTCATCGCTAATGGGCGAGTGTTATCTAATGTCTGAATACCCTCAGGTGAGCCGTGGTACAAATAGTCTGCATCACGATACTGGAAGGTGTCAACAATTTCTAGGTACTGTTCGCGGGTTAACTTACCTGCGTTAAATGCACGCTCTGCTGCTGGTAGCCAGTTAACCAAGTCATCATTGATACGCTGATATGCAGCAT